GTTAGGATTCACAGATTTTGTTGTAGCCAGTCCACTGGCTAAACACCTGTACACACAGGGACGACGATCAACGTCGATTACAGCTTTCAACTGCGGGAGTCCACCTGACTCCGAAGGGTTCTTTTGCGTTCGGGTCGCAAGTGCTCATGCACCGCTTCTGCCCATCATTCACGCATAGTTTTGGCCAGCAGCGTGGAGGCTGCTGTTGTGTATCAGTGATTGCTTCTGAACAAACTCAGTTGTCATACTCGGGACAATTTTATCGCCTTGTGATATTCAAGAATGGTGGACACTCTCTGCAGGATTACCTCTCCTATCACCTCACGTGCGTGGGGAGTTGATGCTCCCCCATGCCTTTCACGTTTTATCTTCCCAAACCTTTCTACCGCTTTCACCGACCCCAAACTGATTCCTGCTGTCCAGGGGTACAATTGGGGAAGCTACTTCCATTTAACTCATTTTCTTTCCACCAGACATGAGTAGTGCGGAGGTTATCTGACTGTCTTGTTTTCGACAGCGTGGGGCTATTATTCGCTTCTCAATGCTCAGACAACCACCTCGCCTGATCACACACCTTTGCTACGCGCGGCAAATGAGCCGCGTTTGCATGACCCGATGCATGATGCATCTGTGGGGTCCTTTTACCATCCTCCATCCATATTACTTCCTTCCTCCATCCATAACAATGCCGATTGTCTACGGCTATAGCAATGCTAGAAGTGCTGGAGCAGCATCCGTGAAGATGATCTCCGCATAGTCCAAAACTTCTGCACCTTGTGTCAACCACGAGATATCGAGAGCTTCACCTGCGTTGACGGCAACCTTCCACAACTCCTGTGCGGTTCCCGCTGCATCAGCGATGCTCCGTAGTCCGTCTACGATACCCCATGTACTTTTGTGGTCTTTTAAATTCGCCAAATCCCAGGCGTCTGTTCCGCCAACTGTCTTCCCATTGACAACCAAACCACCAGCGCCGCCTCCTACTGGAGCTCCCGCTGTTGCGTGGTTATAACACATCAATCCAGTAAATGGTTCTTGGAATGTGATTGTGTTTGTGTCAATGGCGCTACCCGACGCCGTTCGTATATATCTCCCAAAATCTGAATCTACGTCAAACATAAGAGTGCTAGAGTCAGAATGGTACTGACGATCGTCAGGATCGAGGCCAAGGCCGAAAGGAGCACCTTGGCACGGGACCACTGATGGGGTAACGGAGTGTCCATCTCGTCGGAAGTGAGCGCATTTGCCGTTGCGTTTCCCTACTCGAGGGCTCGACAGCTCAACTTCATACTCAATGAAGACATCACCAAAATTGACCTGATTCTGGGTATCGCTTAAACTGATTGCGACAAACCCAAGATCTGATAATCTCAGTTCATTTGCGTCCGCCAATCCCTCATGAGTTTCACGCACAAATAGCGTGTCACTATGCCGCATTCGCGATTGAGGGATGGTCAACACCAGCTCGTTATGAACAGCACCTCGAACCACCCCTTCCGCGTTAAGCAAGGTGATGCGATCCGTAGGCACTGGGTCTGCTGGGTCGTATATCGGACACAAAGCTACACCACCTGATTCTAAAGTACTACAGGTGGGTAGGTAATGGAATTTGAGTTTTCGGAAGCGATATTTCTCAAATCTAGCCGCTATTCCCGTTAACCACGGGAAAGTACGGCCATCTCCAGGATTGATCGGCAATTTCAATGGTTCATGCTCGATCGGCTGATTATCACTTCCGGAACCACCAACAACGACTGTGCGAGGGTTGATGGTTCCAGCGAATTCTTGGTGTGACACGACCATGGTTCCATCCGGTCGCATCGCGTATCTTGGCTTAGCACTACTGCGTTGCCTTGTCGTTGTGGGTGTTTGCTTCCTGGATCTGCCTCCACCCCGATTTCTATTGTTATTATTATTATTTCTTGATTGATTAGTAGCGTGTTAACTTTGCTCCCAGTGCTACGCTAAGCAACTAGGGAACGCGTTGCCCGATGGTTCCAACTTACTGAACTCTCTCGAGTTTGGCAGGCACTGTTACCAACAACCTGGGGTTAAAACCCCTCCCACTTCCCAAATAAAGCGTTACGGCTTCCACTAAGGACACATTGTGGTCGCCGCCCGTAATCAGAATTTGAATTGTTTTCCGCCCGCAACCGTAGCGCAAGACTTCCTATAAGGCAAAGTACACCAAGTCATTATTCTTCTGTTCGGGAGGAGAAAGGTATTGATACGGATCTAAGCACCGCGGTGGTGAGCTTTCCGCGGTAGTCCATAAGGGGTCTGGCAAACCCCTGTAGTAATCTTCTAGAGTCATCTGTTCATCAGGAGTGATGCCAAAAGCGTGAAAGAACGAAATCCTGGTTTCCCAAGTTGGTTCACGCTTCTTCATCGACATCCTGTCCGACAATTCTTGACGATACTTGTAGTAGATTGATCCGACAACTGGTCTATATGGGGTGGATCCGCGTCCCAACCAGGAGTAGAACTCCTGGAAGACTGGCATACCTGAGCTCGCAGCTAAGCCACATCCGGCAACTGCTCCGAGCCATTTCCCATAGACCTTCTTAGAATTGAGGTCTTTAGTTGTAAATAAATCAGAATATAATCTCTTATGTGGGCGTGGTACTAGTCGATAACCCAGTTCAGGGTCGTACACGGGTCTCGACTGACAGAACTCCACTTCCTCGAGGGTCCAATATACACCATCATACTCCATGGTGATACCGAAATCCAAGAAAAATTCCACAAATTCTGATTTGAAAGCATCTACTGTTCGCTTATCCATTATCAATACACAATCATCACCATCATTGAGCAAGAGAACCCGGTCGTTCAGCTTCTTCTCAAATAGGTAACAATACATCAAAGAACACATGACGATTACATTGCCAAGTGACGTGTTCATGTCACCTGACATTCGGTTGCCGTTTACTCTATACTTGATCACGCCTTCTTTCCCATAGTACCGACCTTCATTGACTAACTGCTGTTTTAATAAAGTTCGTAACGGAATCAGGCTATCACCCCCACCCTCGCAGAACAACTCTATTATACTTTGTTCATGAGAGAGCAGCATGGTGTTTATATGCTGATCAAACCGGGATGCGTCTACCCCGATAGCAACTGGGGACTCAAATCGATCCCACATCGTCTTAATGGCGTTTCCTCGTTCCACCATATTCATGCCCTTTGCCACCGTACGGTGGTCTCCTGTGCTGTCAAACGCCCTATCTATGGCGTTAAATACATCATGTTCCACATGTTTAATGTGGCGTCCTAACATTACGTTAAACCTCGGACTTCTGGGTTGGATAATTCGTGGGACTCCACCAGGTTTCATGTACTCATCTTTCGTAAAGCACTTAACCCTGGCATCCCTCCTATCTAATTCCCTCGTCTCGAGTGTTTCCGCGGCCTGGGAGTATATCCTCTTCTTGCTCCCGCCGTAACTATTGACAAATTCGTCAACTGTTAACGGGCGGAGCTTGGTAGCTAGAGGCTTTATCTCCTTTGTAATGGCCTTTAGTCGATCCAATAGCGCCATCCGAACTGCGCGTCGTGGTACCCCTCTGACTCTGGGGCTATCCTCGGGCTTTGGTGCACGTTTAAAACACTTGAGGACACTGTCCTTGACAAAGAATACTCTCTCAAGGATACCATGTTTGACTGTTTCTAAGTCATTATTTGGGATCGACCAGTCAGGTCCGTTGTCTCCTCTCACCTGGAAACATTTCCGAGCGCCCTGCGCGCTTCTGGCCTGCCCTGAGTGGTTCACGATTAACCCTTCGTCACCCCCATAATTGACATCAGCGTCTATTTGACTATCGCTAATGACGCTACGGGTGTGAACTCCGTGAAACCACCCAAGGCGGCCCTAGCTGGCAACAAGAGGAGTGGCTGTCGCTTGGTACTCGCGAGCAGCCACCCTGATCTCCCCATCCTTCATGAACTCTTCGAGTTCGAGGTCTTCTGTGCGCGAGATGAAGAACATTTCCGCCGCCCACTCAACTATGTTGAGTAGATCGGTGTCTCGCAGTGACAGAAACTGGGGGTCCTTGTCATTCCTTAGTGATTCGGCCCGTCTGGAGCACAAGCTTCTAACCAATTGTCGGTTACGTGCATTGTCGGGAAGTCTACCTAACTTCAACCTTGCTCCAGCAAAAATCCTACCAGCTAATATTGGCACTCGCGGTCCATGTCCTCTGCGTCGATACTTGCGACGTTTAACAGTGACTGAATTACGAGCGGATCCGGCGGGCACCGGTTCTAACGTCATCTTACTATTATCCAATTCTAATGTTTCCGACATTACGGAAAACAAAACTTGACTACGGTCCATCTCCACATTCGGGTCAACGTGCCTAATCAGCACGCTTATCACCACCAAAATGATTGTCCACACCAGGAGGATCAACCACAAATTTGTGGTCTCTGGCATGGTTGTGCACATCCTAACGAGGGCATGGTCTTCATCAGAGGCTTTTCCACTCAGGATTCTGTCTCTGCTGATTGCCAAACTCATCGCAATCGTACCAGTGCATATGGATTTAGTTTCCGTTTCCGGAATTGGATGTGATGCCCAGACGCTAAGGGCAACACTCCCAGCCCAAAGAGCCAGGATTCGAGTCACTTGTAATACGGACAACAATGTGCTCTTACAGGAATGCGACCAGTGGCTATCATGTTCATAGATTTCACCCATGACATTCTCATCGGCTCGAACTTCTCCCGTGAGTTCTGGATCAAATGTGACCCGGACAACCCCCGTGTTCATTACCTCTGTCATTTCGGAAGGTGATTGCGATTGATCATCCAATTCTTTACCATCAGCGGCATCAACCACTTCAAGTTCGAAATCTTCTAAGATCACGCATTTCACCTCCTCATCTCTACAACATTCCACCTTTCCTGCTTTCGTGAGGGTCCTCTCCCCATCCTCATTAGCCTTAGAGCCGATTCCCCCCTCCACAGGGTTCACGACAGACGGGATCTCGCTATCCCCCTGGCACGGTGGCAAATCCGTACCGCTGCTGGTTTCAACTACTTTC